ACAACTGCAGCATTTGCATGAATAGCAGCAGTTGTGCTATTTGCTCCACGAGTACATCCAGTAAATGTTGTAGCTGTCTTACCAGTAAACGTAATCTCTTCGCTGCCAATGTATAGATGACCAGTAGAATCGAATGCAGCTGTACTTGTTACAGTGATCGTAGTATCTGAAGCTGATATGCCACCAACAATATTGATAGTAGTTGCTTTTGAGCTATAGATTCCGTAGAAACCTAAGTCGACTGTATCTGTTGAGTTACCAGTACCCATTCTAATCATAGGATCAGAAACAGCAAGTGTTGAAGTTTCTAGTGATGAACCAGCACCACCGATAGAGATCGCACCTGTAATATTAACGTTACCGCCAACATACAAGTTACCTTGAACACCAACACCGCCATCAACACGTAAAGCACCTGTAGTTACGCTAGTAGCTTCAGTGTTAGCATAGACCTCTACGCCTTCTGCGTGACCAGCTCTTGCTTCACCGATGATTCGTAGTTTTTCATTACCAGCATCAAAGCCATTTGTAAAGAATACGATATCGTTTTGTGTTCCAGTCTCGTCTGTACCAATCAACATATTACCAGTAGATGTTGATCCTGCTGGAGCTGACATGAATATGTAACCAGTTGATGGACCAGTAACTGTAAATGTTGCATCGTTATAGTTTTCAGATGTGATACCCATATCCATCCAACCAGACTCATTGTCACCGTTAGATGCATATACGATCATGTCTGTAGAAGCACCTGTACCGCTGTTAAAGTTCTTTAAAGCTACTTGTACAAATGAATCAGCGTGACCAGTAAATACTGCAGATGCATCGGTTAGACCGATATAACCTGAATATACTGTATCATCTTGTGTAAGCTGTTTAGCTGTGATTTCACCATCACGACCTTGATAGATGGCTCCGCCGTAAGCTTGGATCTCACCGTCTAAGTTGATGTTACCTTCAACACCAAGACCACCTTGTACTCTTAAAGCACCAGTATATGGGTTATATGAAGCCGTGTTAATATAAATCTCAACGCCCGCTGGATCTTGTTGCTGTGTAATCGTAGTAGATGCGACTGTTTGTCTTTGATCTACGCTATATGTTCCAGTTCCACCAGCACTTCCTGTAAGTTGTGCAGTAATAGTAGTTCCGTTAACAACACCAGTACCAGTGATTGTTTTTGTGCCGTCGAATACGATAGTTCCACTTGCTACAGCAGAAACTGTTAACAAGTTATCTGCTATTGCGCCAGTAAATACTGCACCGCTACGACCTTCGCCGATGATGCGCATCTTTTCTGCGTCTGTATTAACGGTAGGATCAAAGCCACCAGTAACGAATACGATATCTTTCTCAGTACCATTCTCACCAGTCGCGATAACTAAGTTACCAGGGCCAGTTGAACCAACTGGAGCATTCATGAAGAGATATCCATCATGAACGTCTGTGATACCGTAACCAGATGTGATATCAAATCCAGAGGATGTGATACCCATATCGATCCAACCAGAATCATTGTCACCGTCATCTGTATAACAAATCAAGTCAGTTGATGCTGCAGTACCGTCACTAATATTCTTTAAAGACATTTGCGCGAACGCATTGACATCTGATACGGCTAAAAATTTAGTATCTGTTAAACCCACAAAGCCAGCGAATTGATGTTCGTCTTGTAAATAAAGCTGTGCATCTTCACCGATAAAAATAGTAGCTGAAGCACTAGTGCCAGTAGTCTCGCCGATGATTACGTGATCTTCAACGTGTATAGTCTCAACACCGATATGTGCTGAGGTTGTCCATTCTGGTTCTGTACCAGCTGCATTTACTGCTAAGATAGGTTGAGTTTGATGAGTAGATCCATCATGATCTGTGTGTGAAGCACCTAATGCACCAATTGGTAGACGTTGTGCACCACTACCATCACGATAGATGATATCACCCTGTGTTGTAACAACAGCAGAAGCTGAACCGTCAGCTAGAGTATCCCAATATGCATGAACTGTGTCGGCGCTAGGATCATTCGCTGAACTAGCAGTATGTGCTTGGATACAAATATATGTTGATGCACCAAACTTAACAACTTGGTTTAATTTATAAGCTGTTGCATTAGTCCAGTTGCCTGACCAATCAAAGCCTTCACTAAATAGTTCCCAATAAGTAGTATTTGTAGGGAGTTGTGTTGTAGAATCTGCAATATTTAGATATTGATTACCGCCGTAACGAACTAGATCGCCAGTTCTATATGGTAATACACCAGAACCTGATGCAACCCAATTTCCACGATTGTTTAGACCTTCAACGAAAGGTCTCCATACGGTAACATCTGATGTAGGTACAACATCATCATTTGCTTCTAGTGCGTAATAAGTATAACCACCATATGAAACTACGTCGCCGATTTGATAGTCGACTGCTGAATCCCAAGATTCTTCAACTTCAACGCCTTTAGCGAAGATGTCCCAATAACTTGGATTTAATATTCCACCTGCAGCTGCAGTATGTGCGGTTGTACAGATGTATGTTGAACCACCGTATGCAACGATGTCGTTTATTTTATAATATGTTGCTACAGTGTATGTATTTTTCCACGCGAAACCGTCGTTCATTAATTGCCATTTGGCATCGTCCGCATATAAGGTAGCACCAGCAACGTGTCCTTGTATACATACATACGATTTTCCACCGTGTCTTACGATGTCATCTTTTACATACGTAGCAGACGCAGTCCATGCACCTTTCCATACAAATTTAAGTCTACCTAATTTAAACTCTGCCATTTGTTATTTCCTTTGAATTGCAATTAAATGCTTATTAATCGTCATAGCCTATCCAAGTGCCGCTCGTATTATCCCAAGTAGTGATATTAGCCCATCCTCTGAATGCATTAGCATACTGTGAATTAAATACGCCAGCCTTGATAAGTCCATTGTTTGTAAATTCTGTAACAGGAACTTCGATACTTATAGCTATACCAAAATTTCTGTTAACAACTGGATCATTTTGTAAATTACCATTTGCACCTATAATCTGACCATTATTTATGATAGTCAACCCATTCTTAAATACTTTATCAATTACTAATGATGCTTTTGTGGGATGTGTAGATCTGATGTTACCGTCAATCGTGAGTAAAACTGAAGATAATCCATTCCATCCCATTTCAATTAATTTGTTGAATAGATTAATATTATAATGTTCACCAGATAATGTAAATGTTTGTTGATGACCATTTGGAATTTGAATATCTTCTACTTCTGATAACTCTAAATTAGAAGTATCCAATACAAAATAGCCATCTGAATCGATATAGTAAGTTTGCTCGCTATTTACAAATTTCCATTGTTCGTACTTGACGTCAGAAGTTGCATAATCTAATACGTGATCTTCACCTCTGCCATCAAAGAAGTCATCTCCTAAAGAGTATTCAGCAAATGCAGATGGTACATTTTCACCAAATAAGTTCACAACTGAACCATCGTTCTCATTAATTTTTAGTAGATACAAATCACCATCTTCAGTACGTCTAAGCGCATATAAAAAAGTAGAAGACGGATCGTTAAATTCCGCTACAGATTTTCCTAAGATATATGGAGTAGTCATGTTAACCTTTATGTGTATGTTATAACGACTAAACTAAATATAACATCTAGTCCATCGGTTGTATCACATACTATACTTACTGAATTGGTTGGAGCTAAAAGTAATTTTTCTCCACCGTTAATAATTCTAGCACTACTTTGTGGAGCTATTTCTAAATCTTTAATATAATAACCTTTAACAGAGGCAGAATCTGTTACAAATATTGAAGCCTTGACAACTGTGCTAGTAATATTTGCAAGACTCAATCCAACACAAGCCGCCTTTTGCGAACTTGTCGTAGTTATAAGAGTCTGTTCAGTCTTACCTAAATTTTTTATTACTTTATTTGTAATATTACTAACTGATGCCATGTCTTATCCAAAAATGATAGATTGAACTAGTGCGATTTCTTCTGCACCAGATTGTGTTACTGATTCACCAACCTGTGCAACGTTTTGCCATTCAGTGCCGTTGTATATTTCACATACCTCTGAGTCATCGCTATAACGCATAGCTCCTTTTATAGGAGCAGCAGGTCGTTCGAAACCAGTTCCATGCGGAATGACGAATGACCGACCTGGGGCGTTATCAACGATAAAATCGTCTTTTACTGTGAATGCTTTATTGGTTGTTGTCATATTATTCTATTTATAATTGCTGCATGATGCGGACAAATTTAGCTTGATAATTAGTATTAGAAGCCAGAGGAGTGCTTGTAATTTTTAGCCTCAATTGTCCACTCATTATATCAACAGTAACCGTCGCTATTTCACCGTTCGTGTCTATTAGACCATACCTTGTAACAAAAGCATCAATGTTATTATGAATGGCAATTACTTCCATAGCTTGATAATAAGGCTGAGCCGTTGCACCGCTACTTTGTATTTCAATAAAATATTTTGCTGTTTTATATAATGTAGTATCGAATGAATCTAGTACAACTATGGTTTCAGTCGCATGATTCCAATTTTTAATATTTGCTTCTAATACACCAAATGGTACACCCTCAACAGTAGTAACTCCATCTGTCACTCGCGTATATAGTTTACGATTAAATGTGTTAATCGCAACTTCGCCCTCATACAAGACGGTGCCATCTGGTACAGCATCTTGTGTATCATTTCTACGAAGTTGAACTATTGTACCGTTTGCCATTATTCTTTAACTTCTTCTGTTGTATCTTCTTTTTTGTCTGCTTCTAAAATTGCTAAACGATCTTGAGCAACTGCTAATTGCGTTTCCAATAAAATAACTTTATTCATCAGATCTGCAATTGCTCTTTGTTGACGCTCTACAAACTTATTCACAAATTCTTGACTCGCTTCAATAGCCATAATATATCCTTATAATTTAATTAATATGTACCACAATCAATGTGTGAGAATACTGGTAAACCAGATGCATTCATCTGTAATACTTGACCAGTTGTATCACCACCGTTATAAACGCTAGTACCGTCACCAGTGATAAAACCTGTATCGCCATTCTCGTCAACCCAAGGGATTGAGTTGTTGGTAAATGTTGAGAAAGATAATTCTGTTAGTAATGCATTACCAAAACGAACATCTGATGCAGTACCAGAGAATGTGTCTCCACTATTTGTTGCGTCTTCGATGAATGTAAATCGATTTGCTGATGTATCATAACCGAAGAAACCAGACTTAGCAGAAGTACCATTATGCCATCTAAACTCAAGACCTTTGTCTAAACCATCTGGAGCTGTTAATGCAGTTTCAACGCCTTCAGCATCAGATTGCATGCCTAAGATTAAAGTTGGGTTGTTAGATTGAACAGATGCTGAAGATACTGTTGTTGTAGTACCTTTGATTGTTAAGTTACCTTCAATAACAACAGAACCAGTATTTGAACCACCAGTTGATGGATCCAAATAAAGGATATCTGCACCAAATGTAGAGATCTTGTTGTTTAAGATCTTTGTGCCTACTGGTGTTGCTGCTGTTAAGTCAGCTGAGAATTTTGATGCACCATCGTTGTCTACTCTTAATCTTTCAAGACCATCTGTAAACATACGCAATTGGTTGTTGTTTGAACCAGGTGAATTTTCTGGAGAAACATATGTATTGCCGTCAATATCTTGTAAACGAGAACCGATAGCGTTCCATGCAATACCATCATAACCTTCAAACACGTTCGTCGTTGTGTTGAAGCGGAACATACCTGCAAGAGGTGATGCATCACGTGATGCAGTATTACCAACTGGGACACGTACAGCATTTGTACTAGTTATTTGTAAGTAACCTGTGCCAGATGGTTCGATAAAGATCTTACCATCAGTTCTTGAAGATGATATAGTATCAACGTTAATATTAGTTAAGTCTACATCGGAATTAAAACTAATTGTACCAGTACCGTTAGCTTCAAGATTTAAGTTGCCGTTTGTTTGTGTAACAGATAAAGTGTTACCGTCTAATCGAAGGTTATCAATATTTAATTGATTGACTTTACTATTTGAATCAGTGATTATGGCAGAGTTTGGACTTAAGACACCGTTTTCATGGTCCAACAGGTCCATAAAATACTTACCACCGATATGTACAATATCAGTAGCTTCACCAGCAACTTCAGTACCAGTACCGATGTAGAGGCGATCACCTCCGTTAGTACTTACGACACCTTCAATTGGTAATTGCTGTAAGTATGAATATGCTAACTCACCGGTCGCAAGTGTGCTGGGTGCTCCACTTATACCTGAGTTTTTGATTTTAATAATGGTTGCCATGGCTTAGTACTTTCCTCCGATGATTTTAACCTTTGATCTTGGGTGATCAACCGTAGCTGTTAATTTGAATTTTGCAGTATCAGCATCATATATCATCATTGCACCGTCTTCTAGTTCGGTAGCATCAACATCATTTAAGTCTAATAAGTTAAGTGACGTAATACCTAAGGCAAAAGTACGTACTGTAACTGGTGTGTCAAGTTTAATCTTTGATCTTAACGCGGTAGACATCTAAAAATCCCTTAAGGTCTAGTTGCTCTTGGTGTTACTGTTACTTGTCCCTCAACGACTCGAATAACTGTACCGAGTGTTGAATGAACAATTTCTATATCATAGACATAACGACCGTCTCTCATTCCGCTAGTTTGTGTTGCCGTCAAGGTCAATTTTACTTCACCTTGATTGGTAGTCTTTGTACAGCCAATGTTTACAGCTGTAGAAGACGTATATGTTTTTCTAATCTGACCACGAACTGTATAGGGCGTAAGATTAATTGGAGTACCAATGGAATCTTCAATGTCCAATGTGGCCACAAAGTCTGAGCCTTGGTCTATAACTAGGTTAACTAACTGAGACATTTATAGCAAAATCCAAAAAAAGAGTTATTCTGGCTTTATTTATATGAGTTGCGATTCTATGTCATCAAATAGTTTAATTCTAGCTTTGATAGCTGTAATCGCCGCTTGTTCGGCCTCATGAATAAGGAATGGATCATCCTTACAAAAGTAATTAACTAAATGTTCTGACATTGGTCCATGGCTTTCTCCATCAACCTGTATGTGTCTTTCTAAGTAATAGTGAAACTTAGGAGCATCAGTTTCTGATATATCAATCTGTTTAAGTAGTCTTTTAAACATTGCCGGAATTACTGATTCTCTACCGTAACAAAACGAGGCTGCAGCACAATGAGGACCCATTTTTATAGCATCAAAGGTGGTTTTTACGAAATCCATAGAAGCCTTTGGAACATACTCACAGTCTATGTGTGAATTAAACTTGCTAACTGCATGCAGATAATTTCTAACAGGGATTGTATCAGCACCTACTTCCATCATTGCCTGTAAGTATAGGTCGAAATGACTTATAGATGATTTACCATCGGGAGATATATCAGATTCCTCACAGAGAACTATCTCATTAATCATCCTAGCTATATCAGACCTTGTGCCAGGAGTTGGTAACCATATGTTACTAGTTGGCACCACATTGTGCTGTATAGTCTTTAATAGACTCATGAAATCCCATACCGCAAAGACATGGTATTTCATGAAGATTCTAAGATCTTCAATAGATTGTATAGTATTAGTTACAAGAAGAGAATGATTCTCAAGCTGAGATCGGTGCTCTTGTATCTTCTTTAGGTCTAATTTCATTTAATCCAGTTTCTAATAATTCTATGGGTTCATTAAACAATAATGAGAATGCGTTTTGTTGGATAGCAGAATACCAAATCTTTTCTACTCTACAATTATGCATAAACACTTCATCGGGAAATTTAATAGGACAACTAGACTTACAAAGTCTTCTAACTGGACATGTATAACAATGCTCGTGTTTTCTATCTAAATCTAATTGTATGATCTTAACACTTTTAATATCTTTGATATGACCTCCTTTAAATTTCTCAGAGGTGTGTGGGCATAATCTAACTTGTCCCATAATATCCATAGAAAGGATGTCAGCTGCATCAGCTCCGCAATTCGACGTCATCGTAATAGGTATTTGATGTCGAGTTAAAGCGGCATACTTAAGAACTCCAGCATCTCCATCGATAACATTAGAGTTTAATATGCGATCTCCGCCCTCTCTCAATTGCTTGATAGCAGCTTTAATATAGTCATTGACTATCTTCTTAAACTTGGGTAGATCATCGCCTTTAATAACATGATCAGCTGAGTTTTTAGAATCTGTATCGTCATAAACTCGTGCAGGAATGTAACTAATCCTCGCATGCTTCAAACCCAACTTATCTTTTACTGCTTTAAAATAATCATTAATCTCAAACATATCAAAGTTTGTAGCAGAGACAACAGAATTAAAACTATATTGTACCTTAGGACTCATATCATCAAATTGCTTGATAACATCAACAACACTCTTCTTATCAAAGATATCTTCTCCGCGAAGACGCTCATGACCTGGACCATCGTGTGAAATACCCATCATGACACTAGCAGTTAAAGTCTTGAAGAAATCTACGTGCTTTTGTCTTAGTGGTGATGCATTTGTAGAGATATAGAAGTGTCGACCTGGACCATCAAGTAATTTCATGATCGGAACCATATCATTCCAATAAAGGAATGGTTCTCCACCCCAAAGTTCAATGCGTTCTAAGTTTTCTAAGTCAAGATATTTGTTAATAGATTCTACAAATGATTCTAACCAAAAATTTTGTGGTTTCTCATCGGGATTGCCAATATCTTTTTGCATGCAATATGTGCATGAGTAATTACACGCATGTCCTAGAAGAATGCGTAATGCAGTTGGTTTATTCGTCTTATGTTGCACACCAAAATTATGTTGTACATTTTCAAAGAATTCATAACCTTCTTTAGGAGGTAAAGATAAAATCTCACCCTTATCATTATGAAGACTATTGTCTAAGTTTCTATAATAGAATACTTTACCAGATTGTGTTTGAAATTTACTAAAGCTCATTTTGTGCCTATAATTGGTATAATCTTATCTGATTCAGATGACTTAAGAAGACCGTATGGAGTTTGGATCCATCCTTCTTCTAGTAATTTGTAAAAAAACTTTGCCTTTGGAGACATCATAATTCTAGGGATAAAATTAAAATTTTCATTGATAATATATTGCATGGTTGTCGTATAGTAATCTCTAAATCTCTTTTCAATGGGTCTATTTTTCCAAAGATTATACAAGGTTTGTTTACCTTGTAACATCTTAACCATAAAACCTTTTATGTCTATACTATTGTCAAATTGATAAAACGGTTCAATCGTTAAGTCAGTAGCATCATCTGATGAAAAGAAAAATCTATCATAGTAAAGATGTACTGATTCTCTATAGATGTGCATCAAACCTTTATCATCATTAATTACCCACGTATTTTGGTATTCTGCCCAAGCATGGTGTAGTATATCTCTGTGATTAGTTCTAAAATCATGATGTACACAATTATGTAAATCTAATTTATTAGCCCATTCTATAATATCTTTGAATAGTTCTGGGTGACCGCAGTCAATATACTTTATCTTTCTAACGCCAAACCTATCATAAAGTTGTTTACATGCAACCAATACTTTTTCTACACCAACATGATTCAAAAAATCTGTACTTATTGAGATGTCTGCAATACTGGCTAAATTAATGTCATCTAATTCTAACGTCCTAAATATGGCATTATCAGTAATACATAATTCAAACATATGACCATATTTTTGATACCACTCATACTCTTTTTGATGATTATGCTTTAGATAGTATAGATCATCGTTCGTTCTAATTACACCGAAATATTTAAAAAACTTAAACCATTCTTCTTGGTGTTTATCTAAATCATTTCCAAAATTAGATAAATCTTTTGTTTCTTTTAAGTGATCTTTAATATAACACACTTTACAACCAGCATCACAATAGTATCTTGTGCCAACACTAAAATACACATCATAGTCTAGTGAACGTAAGGCATCTTCCCTCAACCAATATTGAGCTAGATCTGGATAATTGTCGAAATCGTCTCTATTCATTTATTCACCTTGAACTGATTATCTATACCGATCCTCTGGAATAAACTTTTTTCCTTTTTCAATTCAGCATTATGCATTATGGCTACATCAACAAATCTATAGAAATCTTTACAACTTCCTTGCGGTTGTTTGTCAAACAACTTATAAAGATATTTTAAACCGCAACTTGCTTTCTGTTCACATGAATCACACGATTCATGTATTCTATTTTCATCTCCAATGGGTTGCCAAACTTCTACTCCATCTTGCCATTTGCCTATGCGGGTATTCTCAACTTTATATTCTAAGAAATCAAATTCTGGATACAGATATCCGTCGGGAGATAAGATCAGCTTATTATGTTCTGCAAAATATGCTTTGTCAATCTTATCATAATTACCATCGATAAAAACGTTTAATTTTTTTATATACAATATTTGGATAAACTCGAGAAATGCACCAAAGAATTGCGGCAAATTAATTCGATCTATGATAACATCAAATTTGTCTTCTCCACGATGATGTCTTAGAGGAATGACATTTACAGTCTTACATCCAGTGCTATAACACGTGTCTACTATAGATTGTATATTTTCAAATGAGAATGCACGTCTATCTTCAATAGGCAGAACATATTGCCACTTCCAATCAAAACAATGCTGATTTAATACTTCAGCCATCTCTACTACATTCAATCTATCACGATTCTCTTCTTGGAACATGAAGTCATAGCTTATAGTTGCACCAAGTTTGCCAGAATACTTCTCAAATATATGCTGATTTTCTTTTATTAGAGAACCGTTGGTGGTCATTCCAACTTTCCAACCATTGCGTTCAGCGATTGGCATCAACCACTCAAGACATTGTTCCATGCGTTTTGCGAATAACAATGGCTCACCGCCATGGAAAGATACCCATTCAACTTTATTTTCTTGTTTTTCTGCCCACAAGAAAAAATCTTGTAACTCTTGAGTTGTGTTTCCGTTTAACGATTGACCGCCAAGGGATTCAATATAACCTCGATCACAATATACACAATCAAAGTTACACTTATTCCCAAGGTAAATGATAAGCATCTTAACATTATTAAGAGGCTTATCTCGTTTATTGTAGAAGTTTATAGCTGATTGCATCATCTAAAGCCCGATCATCGGACGCCAATATCAATACGTGGAGTAATGCTAAGAAGAATACTTCTTGCATTTGATTCTGTACTTTAACAATTCTACCAGTTGGCATATTTCTTTTAGCTAAAATTTGATAATAAAAGTCATCGATACTTACTTGTTTATCACCAATCAATTCTTGTATTGCATCAAGGAATTCTTCTGGTTTAACTTCGTCTAGTTCTTTATGTTTACCTTCCATGATCTCTAACCAAAAACCTAACAACCTTTGAGGATTTTTAAATTTATTAACAAGATCATTGTGTACTTTATCAAGTGATGGATGATATTGATAAACATAATAGAATAACATATAGCTGATAGCTTTAAGGAACGTTAGTTCATATCCTTCAGTATGTAATGCACGAACTAATGTATCATACTTAATCTTAAATTGTTTCTTAGCAATATCTTCTTGCAAATCTACATAAAGCTTAACGATCTTTTGACACATATCATCTGGTCTAAACATGCGTGTGCCAGTATCTAAGTTACCTGCTGGACACTGATAGCATGCATTCTTATAGTCACACGTCTTGCATTGTTCTTCCTCTTCAAACATCTTAGCATATTCTTTTTGGAAGTGCTTATAACGATCGATATAGATCGTATTATTAAAAACATTGCCTAATATAGTATCGGCAGTTGAACCGCCTTTTTGATTCGTGAAAAAATAACAACCAGAAAAATCTCCACTGGCATCAATAGCTATCATATCAGAACCAATCATACAGTTCTCTTCACCCTTCTTACCAACACCTTCACTAAAATGTATTTGTAAGTCTTCATACTTATCGAGAGAGTTTAATATGTCATTATGCAAAGTATTCCATTCTTGCTCAGTCCATTGAATGAATCCTCTCGCAGAATCTAATATGAGCGGATGAACTACTAAACGTCTGATTCCTCGCTCGTATAAGTTATCAACAAACTCTGCAAAATAAGGTGCATTCTCTCTGGCAAGAGTACAACGTACAGTGACTCGCTTTTGAAATTTTGGCTCTTCTGGGATTGTTTGGATCTGATCCATGAGCTTGTTTATCTTATCTTGACCGATCTCTCTATGATCGACCTCAGATTTATCTGTATCTAGCGAGATAAGCATATATGTAAAGTCGTGCGAGAAATACTCATCGACTAAAGGTTGAGTCAGTAATAACCCGTTAGTGACGATACCGATAACTGTATTGGTTTCACCGCGCGAGTTAATTTCTAATTCTTCTTTATTCTTGCGAAGGAAATCTAAGATGATATCTTTGTGGATTAAAGGTTCACCGCCAAAAAATTGAAATACTTTCTTTTGGTTATTATTTGCATCTTTTAAGAATCGATATGCAGTCAAGAGAGACTCATTGGTAAATCTACCAAAGTCTTTCTTATGCTGCTCATAACAATAAGAACATGACAAATTACATGCATTAGTTAATATAAGATTCATCTGCTTCAATTCACTAAACAGATATTTCGTATTGCTTATACTAAGTACAGTCTCATTTTCCTTTGGAACAACTGAGATTAGTTTATTAATTTTATCCAATCCCTTTGGAGTGATAATTTTCTCGCTAAGGAATTGGAACTGTCCATCAGTTTCTATTACTGATGCTTTATGATCTTGCTGCCTTTGTTTTTGTGCTTCGGTTTTTAACCAAATAGTTTTCATACAGTCCCACGGCCACAAGCACAAGCACACTGACATTCGCAGACAGTGTTATAATCATCATAAAATATGTGGCTGTGAGATGCTAATGATTCTAGCACATCCAGCATTTGTCTAAATGTATCAGCTGAAATAGTGTCAGCAGCGGCCTTATCTGGAGGGATTGGTAAACCCACATTAAACTGACTTGTATCTTCTATACCCATTTTTAAACCTCTTCGTAATGTCTACTAATCTTAATATTATATACTAATCGATTGCCACTATTGATAAATGTCCAATCCATCGTATTACCTGTATTCATTCTAATACTAATATAAGCAGACTGTTGACCATTCTTAAATCTAGCTTTATATTTATTATCACCCAAATGTTCTAAATTTAAATCACTTAAAACCTTAATTAAGCTTGGATCTATGATTTCTCCTAAACCAAGTTTAATTGTACTTAAAGCACCAACTTCAAAACTAAACTCTTCACCCTTTACGACATACCATTTGTCTTCTAATGGATATGCATTTTTACTCATCTTTGGTTTTAAAAATTGAGTAGACATGTATCCCATATGAGGATCCATTATTCTGTATCTATTAGTTTCGGTTTCGAATTCTACATTATCTCCCATTGTAGTCGTCGACGGATTAAATACAAAAAGATATATCGGTAAATTTTTTACTTTATATGCATAAAACCAAGTAACAGTACTCAATTTATTGTTATCATCGCTAGATATGAATTCATTCTTTTCAATATCTAATATATGACCACCCATCCAAGGATCTCTGGTGTAATACACACTATTTTGGACAATATCAACGTGTGATCCGCTACTTAAAAATGCTCCAAATCCCAAAGCTTTACCATCGTTGGCATTTAACCATTCAATGATAAAGTCTATATTGATACCCTTTGTCACTGATCGATTCATGTCCATGCCAGGTTGCACGAATTGTTTAGTAATTACAAAATCAGATCCTTCTACATAGCCAACATTTTTATTGAAAACTATCTTGTTTTCTTTCTTTTCAAAGTGATATAGATATGATTGCGGATGCTTTGGATTTACCCAAAATCCTTTTATATCTGAATCTGAATTCCAAGTTTGGATAGCATCTAGCCATGGTGTACTTTGAGTTTCACCGCATTGAAAAAATACTATAGGTTTCATTATATCCTCATGTTTAATTATAACTATGTTCTTCCTTACACCAATCACTCGGACTTAGAACCATTGATCATCAGTTCCGCTGACGACTTTCACTTGATTGCAAAGTCTGGTCAGCGGATCCTAGATGCCCAGTGCGGCAATATTAACTGCAACCTGGGTTACTCTCAACATTCAATATCCAATGCTATTTATAATGCCTCCCATCAGTTGCCGTTCAGTAGACATAATAATAGTATGTTAGCCGAGATTGGTGTAACATACTCAAAAAGATTAGCAGCTTATTTTTCACACCATCAGAAATTTTTCTTTGGAAGTTCTGGCTCCGATGCTGTAGAATCTGCTTTAAGATTGTCTTATATGACTCGTCTAAAACAAAAAAGCAATAGGACGAAGATCATCACATTCAAAGGATCTTACCATGGATCTACATGGTTAACAGGAGCTATTAGTGATTTGGGTGGATTAGGACAACACTTACCCGATTGGCCAGAGAATATCAAGTTATCATCGCCATTTGGAAACGATGGTCAAGCAACATTAAACGAATTAGCAAAATTGGATGTAGACAAGATTAGTTCTATTGTTATAGAACCTTTCACTTATTTGTCTGGTGTATTGCAATGTTCATATCAATTCTGGGATGAATTAAACTATTTTTGTGTAGCTAACGATATTCACCTAATATTAGACGAATCTGCATCCGGATTTTTTAAGACTGGTTCACCATTTCATTACTATGCATTACCAATAGAACCAACATTTATCATACTATCTAAGAGTATTACTGCTGGATATGTGCCTCTATCTGCTGTTGCGATTCATAATCAAATTTGGAATCAATTAGAAAACGAATGGATAGTACATGGATGGACTAATAGTGGATCGGTGATTGGACTTGCTGCTGCTAATGAAGCATTAAACCTATATGAAGAAAACGACTATGATAATCAACACCTAGTCGAAGAATTTTTAGATTGGCTTATTAGCGAGCACGATATAACCTCAACTAGACAAGTTGGTAACTTCTTTGCTTTTGATATGAAATCTAGGAAATGGCGCCGAGATGTTGGCGTTAGGTTTGCATCAGTTGCTCTTAAACATGATCTTCAACTGACAACGTTTAAGTATGATGCAATCGCTAGAGGTTTGATACCTCTAAATGCTGGGGAAAAATATTTTAATGAACTAAAAGAGAAAGTAAGTCTAATCGTAGAAGATAAAAGTTTACTACGTTAACCAGTACGGTCATCAATTCTATGGACATGATTTCCAACGACAGAGATAAAAAATCTCATTTCATTGTGGTGAGTTGCAGTTATATTAGTACCTGATGAGACTTGTGCAGGGGCAACAAACAGTTCAGTAATTGTGCGAACAGCGGGCCCAGTGTTTTTATCTTCATAATAATTACCGCGATCACCATTGTTACCATAAGTAGCTAATTGCCATGCATCATCATACGTGTGATAATGACCCTTCCAGGCCATTATTAAGTCAGTCAAAGAATTGATATCGCTAGCAGCAATGTTGTTTCCAGCTACAATATTATTTCTTAGTGTAGCTATAGGACTATTATCGGGATATACATTTGCTTTTTGATTGCGTTCTGTAGTTGCCATTATTGAACCTCGATTACCTGATCACACCAATCGGTTGGCCAGTGGGGTTTAACTCTTACATAAACTTTACTTGCATCAATATTACAGTCGATTAATTTTTTAACTATATTGTTGACACAAAATACCGATATCTCTTCACGTGTTGTCATAGATTCTACCAAGTTTTTGATATATTCTACTGAATCTAAGTTATGATCGATACCTGTAAAGCTTTCATAAATTGCATCATAGTTTGGATCTATACTAGTAGTATCTTCTTCAGTCAATAACTCTGTAAGATATGGTAAAAATACTTCATCATCTTCACCTGGAATACCAGCAACTTTTAGACCAATGATCTGTTGACCTTCGCGTCTATTTTCAGTATAACTTAAATGATCTAAGTTATCGTGATTTTTTACAAATTGAAAGAATACTTCTTCATGCATTATAATATCACGCACTCAACTAATTTTTCTTTGAATTCTTGATTTGTTTCAAGAGCTATGGCAACAGGATTTAAAACACCATAGATTGCTCTACCATCAACGCTAGCAATTAAAGTTTGACCTTTTGTAATTGGTCCAATCACTCTAACTGGAACACGACCGCGAAGAGCGATTGCTTGACCATCAGCATCTTTATTCATCAAGAATGCTGGTTTTTCTGATATTACTCCGACGGCGATTTGTCCTGGTGAATAAGAAGCTGTACACTCAGAATCTCCACCCATAGAAACTACCATAACAGTTCCAACTGGATATTCTTTATCAGTAGTATATTTTTCTGCCAAGTCAGCGTATCTAGCTGATGTTGCAACACCGTTAAACACGTTTGCTGTTAAATTTCCAGAACTATCACGTGCTGCGATAGTAGAATTAGTTGCAGCTGTAGCACTATTCATACCATCTAACAAGTCAGCATCAAGACCAGAACTTGCTCCATCATTACCAGAATGCCATGGAGTATAACCTAACGCAGCGACTACGTTAGCATTGGTTAGACTGAATTCACCAGATGTAGAATTATATGTTATATTACCACTAGTAGCAATACTTACAGCAGATCTTGCACGAGCATTTGTGAAATATAAGTTAGTACTACCTTCAGCGGTTGCGTCAGTAGTAAATGTTATATTAGCAGAACCGTTGAAAGAAGCGCCGTTAATTGTACGAGCATTTTGCAATGTTGTGGCAGTTGATGCATTACCAGTAACAGCACCAGTGACGTTACCTGTGACGTTGCCTGTTAATGGACCATTAAATCTAGTAGAAGTCATTTCTCCAGTAACAGTTAAGTTACCAGCAGCAGTTAGTACAAGTTCAAACGTGTCTGCAGAATCTACGTTTACTTTGAATTCATTACCATCAGTAGAGATAACACCATCAAGAGGTGCCGCAGATCTTACTTCATTAATGGCTGCAACTACATTCGTTGCATCAGTTAATAATCCAGCCGTGTCTCCTACGAAGTCACCAATCTGATTAGTTTTTAGTCTCCACCCATTAAAGGTGTCGGTTAGATTTACGTTGATAGCTGCCATTTATATCTCTCTATTTTTGAATGTTAGCAAGAATAGTAACTAACATGCTTTTAATTTCACTTACTTCTTTTTTGATATCGTTGATATCAGTAGTATTCTTTTCAACTTGTTGTTGCGCATTGATTAGTCTTTGTCTATTTTGTAAATACTTATTATATGAAATGTCATCTTTATTTATTACGACTTTAGAAACAGGGTCGCGATATAATCCTATTTCGTTTTCTACTTTCATTAAGACTTTTTCACTAAGCACAGGCAATCACCCTTAGATCTTTAACTCTAGGTACTTGAGCAGAATTACCAGTCTTAAATACGATCTTAATGACAACTGCATCAAATACTGGTAAGTTTTCTAATTCATATGCAACATCAGTAAATGTGTTGCGATTAGATGTCTTAATTAAGTTGGCTGTAGGAGTAGCTTTCACAAAGTTAAACTTGGTGATATCTGTAGTAGAACCAGCAGGTAATAGTTTATAATAAACTTCTATATCTGAACCGGTTACTGCTGGAATATTAGCACCAAACATAATCTTCAAGAAAGTTGAAGAATTTGCTAAGTTAACTACGCGTGTAACATATTTAGATTCAGAAGAACCACCTGTTGGAGCGATCTCACTAACATAGTTATCTAGTAAAGTAATAGTAGTAGTGGTCGCTGACTGGGTTACAAATGTATGGTCGCAAGTAATTGTAGCACCGTCTGAAGCAACACCAGTTACCAATATAGGATCAGTCGTGTTATTAGTTGAAGATCCTGTTCCAGTTATTTCAATATACTTACCAACTGCTATACCAGTAGCATCACTTCTTAAGCTGCCAGTATTCGCAATACTGATAGTGCTTCCAGCGTATGACACATTGTTTCCAGCAGTAGTCAATACTGTCTTGTAATCTAAGTCATCGTTATTTTTAGTTGAATAGGTGTATGTGTCAATCTTATTAGAGATTGTTGTCAATGACATCCTAGAAGTATCGATAACTGGAGATAAGTTTTCATTTTCAGATGTTAATCTTGCAGTTACAACTAATGATTTATTACCAGATAACGCAGATAAGTTTTCATTTGTTTGAGAAGCTATGATATTCTTATTATCGAAATATGTAGTCACATTTGGTATTAAAGAAGTTTCTACAGAAGCTGCGCTGTATGACTCATTGATAGGTGTCATACCAAATGCCAATGTAGTTTCTGAGAATACTTGAGATTGAGCGATGAAGTTTACTGCATCATAGCCAACGTTAACCGTTGCAATCACATTTTCTCCACCAACAAAGCCGCTGTTAGTAGCATTAGTATTAACATCGATCACGAATGAATCGATCTCACTGTCTACGACTGTAAATGTGCCATTTAAACCAGTAGATGCTGTAGTAACTATACCATTATATGTTCCTGCGGCCACGTTAGAGATAATGACTGAGGAGTTGTTTGGCATAGCATGATTTTTAGCAAACACACGCACCTTATCTGTCCCGCTCTTAGTTTGGAACGGATCAGTTTCTAATATGATCGGAGGCAAAGGTTCATTATTGAATTCAATTACAGGATATTGTGTAATATCGAATACAGCTGAACGAATTGTAAACTTTAAATCTTGTTCTTGGTTTGCTGTCCACGTAGAAGCATTTTGTGATTTGAATAACACACCAGCATAAGGCTGTTCAGATATGAAACGATCTGTGCCAATAGCTTTTTCGCCGAGTTGTGCAATCCAAACTCTATATTGATTTGAATCAGATAATAACACAATACAATATTCAGTTAAATCTTGTAAGAATACAGGAGACTCGAATCTGAATGTAGTAGGAGTGGTTCCAGTATTTGGATTAATATTAATATTATCTGGTGTTAACGTCACTCTTGAGAATGGTAATACACGTTGACCAGGATATCCATTTACAACTTCGCGAATCTGAAGAGTTACTGGAATACCGACATCTTTTGTTGCAAAGAATATATCAACGCTGGTAATAAATGCACCACCAGTAGATTGTACTAAGAATGTTTGTGCTAATGGGTCATACCATCCACTATCACGAGTTAAACGCTCGTCTGAATAAACTTCAGTAGTTTGAGATTCAGAAACCTGTTGAGTTGCAACCTCTGCATTTCTAACAGCATTGATAGTTTTTTGTTTTGTCTCTAATATACCTTGAGCGCGATATTGACCACGGCCTTGTGTAGTGAAGTCTAAGGATCCTGTATTGCTATCAGTTAATTTAAATTCTCTGACACCAGTTCTAAAACGAATTGAATCAGTATTTGGAATCTTAAATACACCAGCAACTGAACCGTTAAAGTTTGTTATAACATCATCGGCTTCTGTAGCTACAACTACACTTCCATCAACTAAATATTCTGTTCCAGAAATAGAACCTTTTAAGATATCTCCATCTTGGAAAGAACCTTTAATATTCATCAAATAAACGGCTTCAGCTTCTTCTTGAATACTTCTTTCGACTAACACAGCTATACCAGTTCCAGGAGAAACTGCTTGCGTATTATATGTTGTAGCGCCACGCTGTTTAACAAAAACTACATCACCTTTATTATATGAAACTTCTGCTTTACCATCTACTTGTCTAGCAAATTCTTCTGCAGCACCACCAACGTTAGTTTCAGTATTAAACTGAGCTGTAGTTCCAGATGTTAAAGATAAATTAACTTTTGTTGCTGGAGTTACGAATAAAGATATATCAGTATCATCAAAGAATGGGAATAATTTCGTGTTTGGTTTTAAGCCTTTACAAACGAAGAGTAAATCACGAGATCTGATATATGGAATCAGAGCTGACTGCAATACTCTATCTTCAAGTACTTGGTAATCGATTCTCGGAGTAACAGATGTTTGAATACCTGTGCGAGATTGACCAACTGTTGTAGCTTGAGTTTGGAATGTAAGAACACGAGCACCAGCGGCATCATTACCAAAACTAGTAGCATCACCGCCAATAGCTTGTAATTCTGCTTGAGTAAACGTACGACGATCTGACCAACGTGCAGCTCCAAGACCATAGTCTCTGCTATCAAATCCGCGGGTTACAACTAAACGATCTATATTTCGTGTTTGTCCAACCCAGTTAGTTTCCCATGCACCCCAAACTGTACCTAATGCACCAGTTGATTCAAGCGCAGTTTGTACAGCAGTAAAGTTACCTTCAATGTTGTTCACAATATCTGGTCTACGATCAACCTCAAACCATTCGTCTGAAGGAGGGTTTAAAGTCATGCTTCCTAAGAATGTGAAGATAGCAAACGGGTTTACGTTCTCTGTACGAGATGCAAATTGTTGTACAATTAAATCTCGCTCTGTATAAGGTAATGTGATAATATCACCAGTCAATGCATATCCATCAGCATCACGAGCAATATCAGATTGATTTGCTTCTAATAAATTGACGTTATCCATTGTATAGAATGGTCGTAATTCTTGTAATGACATATCGATAGAACAGCGATAATCTACTGAAGCAGTATCTCCAAGATCAGAGCCTTTAAAGCTATCGACGATGAAACCATTCTTGAAGCGATCAAGACCCAATTCATCTTGAATTGTCAATGACTTAGTTTCTTGTTCTAATAATGATAATGCTGTGTAGTATTCTAAGTTTTCAATACGCTTATCAAGTTTACCAATATCGCGCATCGTATATCGTTTAGTATCGATGGTTTCTATTTGGATAGAACCTTGAGATGGGAATAATGTGTAAGCTGATATATGCAACTTAGCAATTAACATACCCAAGTTTGGATCTTTTGGTTCTTCTGGAGATAAACTTGCGACTCCATCAACGGAGAAGAATGCGCCATCTATGTTTAATGCTAATTTGTCTGAACGCGGCAAGTAATATGAATAACTTGCAGAAGTTTCGAAACCAATTTTAGGAATTTCAGTTTGTGAAGCACCTGTACCAGAGAATAGTGTACCAGCGTCTCCAATACGAGGACGGAAATCCATAACATCTGATAAAGCTACTACACCAGTTGAAGAGATGTAGTATGGGATCTTATTGTATGGAACTTCACCGCTATATGAGTTAACTGTAAAGTAGTCACCAGCTGTACCAATACTATGATCGAAATAATCAAATATGACACGAACAGCTCCGCTTGGAACTGGATAACCATCTCTACGTGTGATAGTAGCAACATCGTAATGTGTATCGCGCTGACCATTATCAAAAGTAAACCAAGATGTAATATCAGTAGTAGTAGCTGGATCAGATGACGCAGCTGTAAAATCTTCAGCCATTCGAATAGTTACTATTCTATAACCGTCAGCTTTAGCTAGTGATAAAGTCAATGGTGTTACAGATGCTAGTGTTGTAAAATCTGCAGTTGCATTATCAACTAAGGTTTTTTTCTTTTCTTGTGCTGGAGAACCAGCTTTACGAACAGGAGCTAATAAGCTATATGCTTTACTAGCTGTTAATCCACTAATTAATACATCTACACCATTATTTTGAAGCGTTATACCGCTTGGTGATTCAATAGTACCATCTGTCCTATTAACTAAGATGTAATCAGTAGAAGTTGCAGCAGGGTTGAATTCTGAACCGCTAGTAGTTGGACTAGTTGCTGAACCTACTGAGAATGTTAATGACGTCTGTGATGCACCAGTTGATGCATCAAAGCGTTGTGTTGTAGTGTATGTGGTTGCTTGTTCATTATCTCCAGTACCACCACGCGTATTTCTAATAAATGAATATGCAAGCGGGAATAATAATGGTAAACCACCGGGCTCATTGATCTCCGCGCCGACTCGTGAATAAACCGCACCAGATACAGTACCGCTAAATGCAGAATCTATAGTGAGTGTATCGCTGTCTGTGATTACTGTAACTCTACGGAATTCGAATGCTCCAGTAGAATTTACTGTCCTAATATAATCACCAACCTTTAATTGTGCGGTGAATGCAGTTCCAGAAGAACCTGTGATTGTGGTAGTTGAAGCAGATATAAAACCTGAGAGTGTGGTATACTTGCCATAAACATCGGCTGCAATATTGGTCTTAGTTGTACCGCTATCATAGAAAATTTGTTTTACATCACGATCAAATGTGTATCCGCTTTCCATCTTTACATCAAAGATGTATGCTTTATAAACACCAGTTGATGTTCCAGGCGTACCTGAATGGAATTCCCATCCACGAAGTCTAGCTGTACCGACTTTAGTGCCAGCTCCTGCTGCTTGAGGATTAGAACTAGGAGTTAATTGATTATGCAAATCAACTTGTGGGAATGCTGAACAATCTGGTAATCCAAGAACGTTTGAAACATAAACGTAATTACCATATGATACAGGTATAGCATCGTTTGATATACGATCGAATGTTCTTGCCTTAGGTACTTTTACATATTCAGTTGCAATTTTTTCAATCTCATAACCTTGAACATATGCTTTTCCAGGTTCAATAGCAACAGCTACAGCAGCTTCATCACCGCCTTTTTCTGGAGTTAAGTAACCTCTATTGAATGCAGGGTTGGTCGTGTAGTTCCAATCAATGATACCATCATTTAAATTTTGATATGGATCGGTCGCATCAAATAACGTTGATGGTTCAACTGCTCCAGATAAACCGCTCTTAAGAGCTACAAAGTAATTGCCACCCGATGTGACGATATCACCAAGTTGATAAGCTGTGCCTGGTCCGTTCCACGCTCCTCTATCATTATTGCGATGTTCACGAACTGCAACTTTAAATGGAGAAACTGTATAATGACCAGATTCATCGAATGTACGTCTAGCTAAAGTCTTTGCTAAGATTGAGTAATCAGTCTCTGTAACTCTAGACTGTAATACACCATCAGTAATTCTAATAAGCTCAATAAATGTATCGTCAAGCGCCGAATCAGGAGCTAATTTAGTTAACGTTAAGATAATTTGATAGCGATGCGCACCAGGAGCATTTTGATTTGGAACTCCGTTGGCATTATCTGCTAAAGTATTATCATCATTAGAATCAACGATGTTTTCATCAACATCTAAACCAATTCTATAGCTTGGTGTATTGCTATACTTAGAAATTACTAGAGTTTGATCTGTAACAAGAGTAAATTGACCTTTTACGAAGTAGATACCGCGTTGAATAGCTGCAATAGTGCCTTTACCAAGAACACCAGTACCAGATTTGATTTGTACTGTTCTCTCTACTAATGATGTAGTAGTAGTTGCATCTGCAACCAATAATTCTCCAGCGACGAATGTTTTAGTTTCATTGTCATCGCCTGAAGAGGTGTATCTAACAAATAACGTTATAGCGTCTGTTAGTAATGAATTATCTTCATTCGGTTCTTCAAGAGTTACAGTAGTAACTTTAGCAGTGACTCCAGAAGTTTGACCTGTTATCGTAGAACCAATTAATTCATTTGCAATATCGTTGATGTCTACGCCATTAGTCTCATTCTCAATCTTTATGTAAGTTATGTTTGTATCGACAGAAGATTGACCAGGAATGACCATCGCACCTTCTTTGAACAAGTGCAAACCTACACGCTCTACTTGAGTTTGTAAGTATGTTTGAAGTTGATTTAACTCTCTTACTTGTAAAGAAACAGCAGGTCTAAATAATACGCGAAGGTATCTTTTTGCCTCATCATAATCATCATAATATGGTGCTTGAGAAAAGATCTTTAATGACATATTTTAAAAGCCTTAAATTGAATTATAGTTCTAATACTAACTTGATATCTTCTGTTTGATTTATGTTTCTATTTACAGGCGATAAATTTTCAAGATATACTAATTTGCCAGACATTGGCACATATTCTGGTGCAGTTATTGAATCAATAGTTGCGGTAGCACCACCTATAGTAATAGCTTCGCCTTCTTCAAAACTTGTAAAACCAGTCGTAGAATTTTGATGGAATTTTATTACAGAGTCACCAGTATCTACGCTATCTACATAACCGATTGCTCCGCTTGTATCTCCTATAACTTGTTGATCTGCTGTAAGAGTGCCAGATAATCCGCTATATGTGATTGTAGTAAGTCCATTTAATGTTGCTGCAGAAGCCACGCTCGGGCCTGTCCATTTAGCAGCATCTGGTGCAAATGTTGAAACTGAAGTGTGTGCAGTATCACATACGTATGCATAGTTATTGTAATAAACAACGTCGCCAACAACATATGCTGTGCTTGCTGCCCAATTACCAAGTAAACGTACAGCTGTTGCATCAACTTCATGTGGATTTGCTACTAACATGATTTGTCTATAATCGTTGTCGACTAAGAAATCTCCAGAACCTTCATCTGCAACGAGGTTAACGTCGATGATAACATAGAAGCCACCTAGTTCTTCAATAGGATTTGAACCATGACCTCCCTTTGGAGAGATGATTGCTCTTGCTGTTGCTGGAGTAGTAGGAGATCCACCACTAAAACTTACAGTTGCTGTTGTATATCCACTACCAACTCTTGCTGTGTTCATCAAGATTTCTGTAACAACGCCACCAGTAAGTGTAACGTCTGCTGCAATAACAGAAGCACCAATACCGTCACCAGTAATTGTTACAGTAGGTTTAGATGTGTAACCAACTCCGCCGCTCGTTATTTTAATTCTTTGAATGGCACCAGGAAGTGCAGCTTCTTGAACATCCCATTGAACTGATTCGTCATCTGAATCTAATTTTTTTACAGCGATGAACGAAGATGTATTAAACTTAGCAACGTCTGCACCTGATAAAGTGTACATGTATTTCCATTGATAACCGTCTGCTAATACAGATCCAATAGAAGTAGGTGTACCAGTAGGTTTGATAGATGAACCTGAAGTACCAGCTTTAATACACTTGTAAACGTTCAACTCATCAGTCACCACATAATATTGTTTTGTGCTTAAAGCACTATCTTGGTCATCATATTCTGAGTATGTTGAACCAGAAATCCAGTTATAACGAGGGATTGCACGAGAAACGTTTGTAAGAGCTATCTTTTTAAGAGCTAATAGGTTTCTCTGAGCATCAAACTCTGTTGATTGAACATCAGTTGGGGTTGGAGGAGAAGAATCGGAAGACCAAGCAAATGCTCGACCTATACCAAGATAATAAACATCATCAAGTTCTCCAGCTAAACCTTGAACCAAGGTGTTAGCGTTTTGATAACGAAATTTAGTAGTAATAATAGCAGACATGGTTTTTAAAATCCTTAGGAATATATGGTCTATTTATATCAGTTGAGCTCAACTACAACATCAGATCCTGAAGTTGGATCAAGTAAATCTATTGTCTCATTATATGAACTTCCAGCTAAATCTGCTGGTTGTACTGTCAAGAAGGAAGACATCAATATCGTTGTGCCGTTTTCATACGTTTCATCTATAACATTTCTATTTAGTACTGGTACAAAGTTAGTCTTCAATCCTAAGCATGGACCTTCAAGTACGACATTATCATAGTTAGAAGCAAATTCGTCTATTAAGAATTTATACTGATCGAAATGTTTAAATGTTGGTCCGAGTGCAATCGCCGGTTTGGATGTCAATCCATCAATAGCTTCTCCAACAACTGGAGTGATAACTGTACCCAACAATTCACGATACGTTTCAGCTATACTTATTGGCATAGTTACAGTATCCAAGATGATAGGTCTAGTAGCTTCTTCAGCAACTACTCTACCAATCTGTACTAACTTCATCTTTAATTTTTGTTGACCAACTAAAGCAGTAGAAACTACTTTAATCTGACCAAAAAATATAAAACCAGCTGGATGAAGTACCTTAGTAACTATGTCTTTCCAAGATTCGTATGACTTACTTGTTTTAATTACGTATGAGTAATCTTGGTAATAATAACTGTCTTGTAAATATTTTCTATCAGATAGAAATCCATTATTATCAGCATACCTTCCATCAGCATCATTCCATTTCCCAGAAGAAGGTTGTAACATGTCAACCCTGGGGAAATAAAGTTCTATCTGATCTTGGAATAATATGTTAAATAAAGCTTCATATGAAGGCAATGAACCTTTAGCTAGATATAAGTCAATGATCTGCTTATAAAGCTTTCTACGATCAACACCAGTAACTGCTGGAATTGGACCTGCAACAGCACGTTGAATATATGGTATGAATTCTTCGGCAACGTTATCAATATTCTTAATATCGACTAACTTGTTTATAATACTACCAGGAGAATAAACTGTTGATTGTTGCCACTCTAAGTAAGCTTCAAGAAATTCCATGAAGCGTTCATTAGTACGAAGATGTTCAGGTATTACTTCATGCAACACGTAGTACTGCGGCGTCGTAGTCCCTAACCTATCAGTTAAAACGGTATACGGCATTTCTTAATCTTCTTTATGACGAGGAGTTGTTGTGTAACTTACACCTGCAGGTGTACCACCCGTAGCAATAGTATCAACTTCACCAGTTACTGTAACATCATCCATATTAATCTTTATAAGTTGATTTCTCTTAGGAGCGATATCATTAGAATTAGGAATTCCAGTAATCGTGATATAATCTCCGTTTATAGCAGATGGAGTAAATTTCTCTAATACAACTAAACCTTGATCTGCGATGATGTAACCAATATCAGATATAGTAGTAATCTTGTTATTGTTTAATAGCTTGTATATTTCTAATGTGTGTGTACCACCCTTATCAGAGTGTGGTTCAGCACTACCCAATGTTTGAGCTCTATCTTGTATGTAAGATGTTACTCCACCATACGTGAACGATGTAGAAGTAATAACTTTATCGTTTGAACGTGTAAAGTATAATGGGGAAGAGAATTGGATGGTATAAAGTCTTGGTGTATTTAATATTGGAACCAAGCGTTTTACCATAAACACTCTGATTGTACTATTTAAAATACCTGGATCACATGCATCAATTAATCTTGTTAATTTAGAATTTCTAAACACACCATCAAATTGTTGTAAGTCTGCAGAATTATAATTTGCAATTGTATCTGTTACAAGTTGTTGTAATTCTCCAGCAGTTCTAGATGTAAGCGCAGGATTATACTTGTAAAATACTTCTAACTTAAGGTATGTGTATTCTGGGTCGATAATCTCTGGACTGATAGAAACGATATTACGTGGTTTTAAGATCTGATCTTTAATCTTTTGTTTTTCAACTTCGTCTAACGTTTCACCATCTTTTGGTTTAATAGAGATATAAGCTTTACCGTATTGAGGAGGATCATTTTGTTCTCCACCCCAAACAGCAATAGATTCAACGTTAGAATAGTTTTCTAAGATAGCGGCGCGATAGTCATCTGGTGTAACTACTCTATTTTGTGCAATATATGTTAATGGTGCATTAAATTTAATTGAATCATTTGATTCGCGGTCAGCGCCAGAATCAGATTTTGATACTGTTGTTATAGTAACATTTGTGTTACCTTGAATATTTCCGTTTAGTGTAAATACTGTTGCTCCATTGCCTTCTTCTGCAGCAGTAGATAACCATTCAATTTCCACCACATTACCAGCATCCAATTTCCTAGATGTTATGCCATCACCAAAATAGATTTCAAATCTTTCTGATACAGCTTCTTGTATGTAATACGCTTTTGATTCTGCATTGACTTTTGTAAAATCTTTTGCCAATGTGTATACATCAGACAAAGTGGCAGAAAGGTTTTCTTTTACTTTAACTGTGATAGTTTCTCTATCGCAATATAAATCTTGGATTTCGTAATATTGATATTCATCGAATGAATCTACTACATAGAACGTAGATTTTAAAACGCCTTGACTTATCTTAACATTTTCAAACGTATAGACTCCTCCAATAGGAGATATTGTTTGAGTTTCAAGTACTGTAAAGACGTATTGCTTATCATTGATAGTCGTAGTGAATTCTGTGCCTCTATCAAGAGTTAACCTAGAAGGGGCACCAGTTGGATTATTCACAACAATATTAATAGTTGCAAATGCAGAAGTTTTAGAACGTGGGATATAACCTAATAACTTAGCATGAGATACGATATTCTGTCTACGATCTGCAGAGTCTAAGAATACCTCATTCACCGCCATGTTTGCATTCAATGCATTGTAGTGTGTATTATATGCTAAAAGATCTATGAGCACAGCCATGCCAGATCCTTCGAAGTCGTAGTCAGTAAATTTACCGCCAGCTTGAAGACCTTTTAAATGATCCTTTAAATTTTCTTTTATTTGAAAGAAATCTAGTTCGGTTACATTGATCGGCATATTATCTTGTTCTCTCTAATACAATAGTTGTTGTTGCTACTTGACCAGTAGTGATTACTTGAAATTCTAGCGTGAGCCTATACGCGTTCAATCCTTCGTCAAAGACAGAATCAACTTCAAGTATACGTGCTCTTGGCTCAAAGTTAGCAAGGACTCTTCGGACGGCTTCTTCTATACCATGAATAGTAATATCATCTGCTGGTTCAAATAATAAACCTCTGACTCCAGATCCAATTTCAGGTTGAAATGGTCTTTCTTGGAAATTAGTCAATACTAAATTTTGTACAGACTTTTTAACTGCATCGACATCGCGAATTGGATTTAAATCTCCTGTCACTGGGTTGGGTCTAAACAATAGGTCTAAGTCTGCATACGTAGATTCTCTACCGCCGTACGTTAGTTCTCGCATAGTCTGAGAACTACTTGGACGATTGCCTAATACTTTGTCTGATAAGTTTTGTGATCGCATGGTTCTATTTATTATGCCGTGAATGCTTTATATGCTTTTTCTTGAGCATTTATTCTCTTTTGGTAATCTACTACTTTTGCTGGATCAGCATTAGGTTTGCCTGCATTAACTATGGCTCCGCATTCTCCCCAAGCTTTCTTATCTGCATAGTCAGAAATATTTTTAGTCTTAAAATACCAAGCACCAGTCTCAACAGCGATGTTTTTGTCCGTAACGACTAAGTCTGGATTTTTAACTAGACGATCATCACCAAAGAATGCCTTCGATGCTCTAAGATAGTTGTCTTTAAATGTAAGTTGTTTCAAACCTCTTCCACGATATTTCCAGCCATCGCCAGGTTGAGGATCTAATAACTTGCGTTCTACCATATAGATGATGTTAGCAACGTATTCTGCTCCCTTTGATACAGCAGCTCTAGCATCATCAAGTGTGGCGAATCGTTTATTTCCTGGGTTTAAATTTTTAAATATAAAGTCTGCGCTATACTTTACGCTTTCTTCAATTTGTGTCCAACTCGTTTCAACTCCAACATTGCCAACAAATGCAGCTACACGCTCAGGCGTTGTAATATTATATTTTGGTAAAGTATCTCTTAGGTAATCATACCAATTACCTGCTGCAGCGCCACCAGCCGCCACTAATTTTTCTTTAGTAAATGCAAATGTAAATCCAGAAGATGGAGGAGTCGATGGTTTAGTTTCAACTACTGGATTTTTTTGAGGAACTACAGGAGGAGTTGGTTTTACTTGAGGCTTAGTTTCATAAACTGGTGCAGGAGTTACTGCAGGAGCTCCAGGTGGAGTAGGTGTTACATCAGTTATTGGAACTTCTTTAGTAGTAACAGGATCTATTACAACTGGAACTGGTTCTTTTGTAACTGGATCTGGAATAGTCTTCTGTACTACTTCAACGTTAGGTATGACAGGAACTTCTTTCTTAGTAATAGGATCAATTTTTTTCTCATCACATATACTTGCTGTCAAAGATTCGATAGAAAGAGAACTTAGTTGTTCTTGAACATTTTGGAATGCAGCACCAACATTACCTAATGCATCGTTAAGTTGAGTAAAGATATCTTTATTGCCTTGAGCATTTAACCCAACAGGTTTAGGGATCTTTGCAATAACGGCATTTAAGTCAGGAACTGCTGTACCAAACTTTGCTTTTAGTTCTGCAACTTTTGCAGAGTATTCCTCAGCATTTAAGTTGGGAAGATTAAGTAACTCTTCTTTTAAATTAATACTTTCAAGTTTAGGGACATTTACTTCCTTTAACTTATTCTTAATAGTTGTAGCGATAGAATCTAAGTCACCTATAGAATCCAATCCACCGGCAATCTTTTCTTTTAGAGAATCTATTCCAGCCTTTGCTTCATCTAAGGCTGCATTAATTCCACATGGAGAATTTGACATATTAGTTTAAATCCACTCTAGGAGCGTCGACACTAAAATTGCCTCCGCTTTCAATTGAGAAAGTTCCGACTGTTTCAATAGTCATGTTTGCATTACACTTAAGGTTCCAATTTGCTTCAGAACCGAACTCTAAACCATTCTTAGATAAGAACTGTTGAGTTGAATTGGTTGATACTGATTGTGCACCGTTTGAGAATGTACTCATGGTGTCTAAGAATACGTTGTCTACTTTTCCTGTTACCATCAATGAAGAACTTCCACCAATGGTTTCAGTCTTATCTACATCAATCAATAACGTTTGATTTTTACCAACGCGAGTTAGGAAATCTTCTTTTACGTTTAAGTTAAAGTTACCAACAGTTTCAATTGCATCATTCAATGATATTTTAGTGTAGCGATTACCATGCACCTTCAAGTTATAGTCACCCATAACTTCCATCACATAATCACCCTTTACTAATACTCGTTGATCGCCTTCTATCGTAATATTTTGTGTTCCACGAATTAAGATGTTATCATCATAGACGACGATCGTATAATTTTCACCAGAAACTTTGGTTACTTTGTCACCATCTGGAAATATCTCGTAGAATGTACCTGCAGGATGATGCTCTACAATACGCGAGTTATTTTCAGAATCATCGATCTCACGGACGATGCCTGTTTCACTCTCAAAGGTATGGACGAATGGATATGTTCCTCTAACTCCACGACGTGGTTCTGGCTCTTCCCAGGAGCCCCGGGACTCATCTGGGGAGTCACTTACAACAGTAGGAATATACGGTTTAGTAGCTTTTTCTATCCCTTTAACCTGCTCAGCATAGCGAGAATAATAAGACACATGGTCTTTCCATTCATTTCTCGCAACTTTACTTACATCTGTTTCATTATACCAACGAGGATAATTACCATTAAAGTCTTTAAACGCATTGCGTTCGTTTACATTTTGAGTTGGATAACCATGTATAGAACCGAGGATGATAGGATCTTGACAATTATCACCATCTGCAAAGAAACCAACGACCCACGAACCTTCTACTAAACCAGTTGGGGAAAATCCCAATCCTGAAATAGATGCAGATGTTGTAGGCATCATCGTATGAGCCCACGGTAAATCATTTGTTCTAATCTTTGATAAGTCGTCTGTATGTAAACCGAATATTCTTACACGCACACGACCTAATTCTTGTGGATCATCACGATCTTCCACCACACCAGTAAACCAGTTCATGTAATTTTTCATAATTTATTTACCACCACGTTGTTTAACTTTTTTGCCAAGAGAATCTCTTACTACATCCATAATGATTGTGTATTTACCATCAACCATTTTATGATGTGTATGCATTACCAAATATCTTCCAGAAATATATTCATTGCTATCCTTAGCAACGCCATATATTGATGGTCTATCACGATCTACTTCGAATTCGATAATCTTGCCAGGATATAGATCTGTTCTTCCACGAATTACCATATTGAGAGTAGTCAATCCAAGCTGATACACATATGCATCTGCTTCTAACTTTGTAAATTCTGCTTCATTATTATAGTTGTTATATGAAGCTGTACCCCAGGCCTTTGAATTTTTATTAGCTACATAGTGTACTGAATCATATTCATTAAGAGGTTTATTTTCTACTTTAAATTCTTTGTTAATAAATGGCACTTTATCTAAGTGTGCTTTCTTATCAAAGTCTTTTAGATAATCATATTTTAAAAGTTTATAAGATCGTGTACTAATATCAACGGTGTGCATAGCAGAACCAAATGCACCGCGCAGTGTATTCTTATATGTGTTTGAATAATCTCTGATATCGTATTCAATAGCTACATTATAAGACGCAGCTAATTGCGCAGCATCAGTACTAGCTGATGTACCGCCCTTATGTACAAACTTATTATATGTCTTTTGATTGAATAGAGTTGTGTAAGACTGCAAACGATGACCACCAGTAAATGTTTCATAGAAAGCGAATGGCGTTTGATTTTTATCCATTGCTTTTCGCGTTAACCAATCTATCGCTTGATACGGATTCCAGTTTGGAATAACTAGTTTGTAATTGCCAACGGTATCTTCTGTAACATCAACATTCTTATTTAAATAATCTTTCATGACACCTTGTACAGCATCAGATATTTTACCTGTGTATGCATGAGATACAAGTCTCAAACTATTCATCAACTGTTCTGGCGTAATAAGTTTCAATGTGTACATCGAAGCTTGATTGTTGGCACGAATATAGTTTGCTACAGAACCAACATAAAACGTTTTCTTAATCTTGGTCTTACCTTCTAATAAAACCAAATCTACTTTTTCTTGACCTAATATCGGAACAGTTTCGAGTAAGTTAGAAGCATCTGTGATACCTAACTCTACTTTAATATATGGAGATAACAGTGATTCATAGATATCAATCGATATCACCAAATCTTTTATCTCGAGCTTTTGCCCAGTGGAAGATGTTAGCTGAACTGATTCAACCGAATAGTCAAATTTACCTAATGACATTATTGTGAGTCTGGATTAATTATTCTATAAAATTCGTCAACTACTTGAGTAATGTATTCAGGTCTGATAACTCGAATGTCTGTCTTGTATTCATTCCATTCTCTTTCGTGTTCGTCGTTTGGCATAGGTATCGCTCCAGGATAATCCTTTCTTACCCAATTTCTTTCTGAATCTTCAAAATGATTTGCGGCAAGAGCGTATGGCCTTTGACTATTAATAACTATCTGATCGTTTGATGTTAAACCTCTTATAAGTTCTCCATCTACGAAGGTGCCAACTTGATCAGTCGTTGATATACGAATTATACCTTTATCAGTATCTTTTTGTGTGATAGTAGCAGTCGCTAGAGAGATAGATCCTCGTAATGTTTCTCCACGAACAAACTTAGTAGAGATATCTTCATCAGTCAACAATACATTACCTGAATATTTAATTTTAATCTTATTTTCCATCTCAATAGTAGAACATGGCCAATCAGCATATGAATTTACTAAATCTGTGTTGATCATGAAAAAAGTCCAGTAATAATCAGTAGTACCATATAACTTTAATGATACATGATCTGGTCTTTCTCCATCATTAATATGATATGCTTCATAAAGCATTATATCATCACGTAGATTATTTTTAAGTCTAACGGATCTAAATAAATCTGTGGTTTCAACAGGTCTTCCATTTGCAAATACATCGTATTGCATTGTTGGAAAACCTTGGAAGAAATATGACATATTAGTAACCTCCTGAAAGGATGAGGTCTCTGTTGAGTGCTTTGCTTTCTTGGAAAGTCAAAGACAAATCTATTTCAGATGGCATACCATCTTCGAAGAAAGTTGGACTAGTAGGATTATAGTTAACAGTCACTGACGTTAAATAAGAATCCATCATCCTAATAATATTTTTATTTTGTTTACTTCCAGTTAAGAACGTAACTTTGAATACATCTGGAAATTTAAATGTAGACATGTTAATTGAATCAGTTCCACTACCATTTCCAAGAGCTGGATATGCAGCTACACGGAAGAATTGAACGATCTTAATTATTTCCTGAGCTTCAGCTTTAGTTTTTGGAAACATCTTAAACTGAAATTGAAATTGACGAAGCGAAGGAGATTTAAACAACATTTGTGTGTGAGGATTTACAACTTCACCTCTATTGATGATAGCTTGAGTCGCTGCACCACCAACTAAACCTTTACTCTGTGCTACTTTTGCAGTACCAGCCGCGACAGCAGTTTGAGCTACACCTTTAGATTGATCTTTTAATGTATCGATGAATTCACCAGGAGATGCTGCTGAACCACCAGCTTTCATGATCTCACCACCTAAACCAGTATCTGCGTTATCATAACTTAATGTGTCTGCAACGCTAATTCCTGAAGGCATATATAAAGTTACTGAACCGAGTGCACTCTCAGCAAACTTAGCTACTTTAAAATCTAATACGCTACTTTTCTTGACACGTGCAATGGCCTCGAACTTTATAACGTTCTGATGTTTTTGTACATCCCCCTTGGGATAACGTAACTGAGGAGCATTTGCCCCGAAAGGGTTTAAAAAGTTTAAGGATGCTAAAGTGTTCTTAACGAACTCTTGAACATTATCAAACGCAGCGGGTATATTGTCGATTGGCATGTTGTACCTTTATGATTCTTTTACATACGGACACTCTTATTTATATGGCTACATACAAAGGTTTTTACAGATGTAAGAATCCAGCAAAATATGAAGGCGACTTCAAAAACATAGTTTATAGGTCTCTCTGGGAAAGACAAGTGTTTAGATGGTGTGATGAAAATTCACAAGTATTAAAATGGTCTTCAGAGGAGACAGTTGTACAATACTTTTATCCATTAGATAAAAAATGGCATCGTTATTTTATAGACGTAAAATACACTACTGCTCAAGGCACGTTTTTAGTAGAGATCAAACCAAAATCCCAAACCATACCTCCAAAGAAACCAAGTAGACAAACTAAAAAATACTTGGAAGAGGCACGCACTTACGTCAAAAATCAATGTAAATGGAAAGCTGCTGATGGTTATGCTAAAGATAGGAATTGGCAGTTTGTTATTTGGACAGAAGATACGATTAAAGCTATGGGCATCAAATTACTGACATAAATAGAAGTATGGCTACTAAAAATACACAAACTAGTTTATATGACAAGATGCGTCAGGGTCTGCAAACTGCAGAACGCACAGAACAGTCTAAAAAATGGTTCACGCAAAAAGTAAAGTCTTTAGCTGGTAAAAATATCAATGCGATGCAGTTCCTTAAGGATCCGCATTTTTATAAAAAGACATCTTTTAGACCAGGATTCATGTATCATTTTTTGTATGATGCAAAAGGTGCTGACACATTACCATATTGGGATCGTTTCCCATTAATGATAGCAGTAGGACCAGCACAAGGTGGATTTTATGGTCTTAACTTACATTATCTAGCTCCTCCTCTCAGAGCACGATTCTTAGATAGATTATTAGACACAGTGAATAATGATAAGTTTGATGAAACAACAAAGATGAGGGTAAACTATAATCTACTTACATCAATAGGTAGACTTAGACCTTTTGAGCCATGTTTTAAACATTATCTTTTTAGTCAGATAGAATCGAGGATCATGATGGTCCCATCTTCTGAATGGGAGATATCAATCTACTTACCAACTGAAAAATTCATTGGTACAAACAAAAGAAACGTTTGGAGAGAGTCTAAACGTATGATAACAGGATACAGAGCATAAAATGCCACAAATCGATAAGTTTAAATCAGTCATATCTAAGCGAGGAGGCCTTGCACCGCAAAACCGATTCGCTGTTTACATGGCTTTACCACTAATTAGCTTCGATCCACAAAATTTGATCGCCCGAGCGTTCGGACAAGGCACTTCTAGTCCTTTTATCAACGATCCACGCGATGTTTCGATACTTTGTGACTCGGTATTGCTTCCAGGACGTCAAATTTCGACTTCCGAAGTGCAAACTAACTTATTGAGCGTAAAAACACCTTACACTTACATCAATGATGACGTCACGATGAGCTTCCACATCACAAATGATCATTTTATGAAGAAATTTTTCGAAAATTGGTTCAATAGGATGTTCGATCGTAAAAAAATGATCATGAAATATCGTTCTCAGTTCACGACTGACGTAATTATTCAACAATTGGATCAAAGAGACGTTCCAGTTTACACGGTAACGCTAAGAAACGCGTTCCCAACAAGTATCACATCGTATGAATTGACAAACAGCGGTGAAAATCAAACCCAAAAGCTAACAATCACACTATCATATGAAGATTGGAATGAAGAGGGATTTGTAGAATCAGTTCTTTCGAAAGGGAAAGTACTACTTGGCTCTGTCGGCCGAACATTTGGAATATAATAATATTATTAGGAGTATATTATGTCTTTACCTATTATTTTAAACACGCCGTCCTATGAAGTGGAATTACCATTAAGTAAGAAAACGGTAAAATATAGACCATACTTGGTCAAAGAAGAGAAGCTATTGATGATGGCTATGGAATCTCAAGATCAGAAACAGATCTTAAGAGCTGTCCAAGAGATCATCGAAGCTTGTACATTCGGTGAAGTTAAGGCAAAAACATTGCCAACAGCTGAACTAGAATTGCTTTTCTTAAAACTTAGATCTAAGTCAGTCGGTGAAACGACCCAGATTGGATATGAGTGTAAGAATTGCGGCACAAAAAACGAATTAGTCGTCAACTTAGAGACAGTAGAGCTTACTCAACCTAAGAAGACAGACAGTAAGATCATGTTAACAGATAAAGTTGGTGTAATTATGAAGTTCCCAACCGCTGATGACGTGACAAGAGCAATAGGTTCTAACGAAGGCGAAGTTAAAAATACATTTGCTATCATCACATCTTGCATAGAAGCTATATTTGATGATAATGGTGTATATGAAGCAGCTAACATAGAACGAAAAGAAGTAGAGTCGTTTGTTGATTCATTGAATTCGCTACAATTTAAGAAGATCCAAGAATTTTTTGAAGGTCTACCTAAGTTGTCGCACGATGCAAGTTTTGATTGCGGAAATTGCGGTACTCATAACA